ATGCGACGGGAGATCACCGATGTCTGGCTTCGGGGCCTGACGCCGCCGGAGAGCGGGCGCCTTGAGGTATGGGACACCCGCGCGCCCGGCCTGGTACTGCGCATAGGCAAGAAGGGCGTCGCCATCTGGTCTGTGCGGGCCCGCACTGCTGCTGGCAAGCGCACGCGTCCCAAGATCGGCAGCTGGCCATCGCTGAGCATCGCGGACGCCCGCAAGCGGGCCCGTGCGATCACCGCCGCTATCGACGGAGGCGGCGACCCGGTCAAGGAGAAGCGGGCGGCGCAGGCGGCGCGAAAGGCCGCTCTGGCGTCGCCCACGGTTGCCGAGAAGCTCGTCGAGTGGCAGGCCATGAAGATCGGATCTTGGTCGGAGCGATATCAGCGGGAGGTCAAGCGCGTCTGCGATCGGGAGATTACCCCCAAGCTCGGAAAGCGGCCATTGGCGGAGACGACGCGCGCTGAATGGGTTTCGGTCATCTCCGCGGTCCACCGGCGGACACGTGGGGTGGGTGCCACGCTCTACCGGGCGGCATCGGCCTTCCTGAACCATGCGGAGGTGCATAGCTGGATCGAAGTCGCGCTGCTGCCTCGGAAGGGGCTGTCAGCTATTGCCCCGCCGCCGCCCTCTCGCGAGCGCACGCTGACAGATGAAGAGCTGAAGTCAGTTTGGCTGGCTGCGAAAGCACTGAAGCCCAAGGCGCGAGCGTTCGTGCATCTTTTGATCATGACGGCCGCCCGAGAAATGGAAGCGGCGGACATCGCTATCGGAGAGATCGACCTTGAGGGCGCCACTTGGTCGATCCCGGGCGAGCGGACAAAGAACGGCCTCGGGATCACCCTGCCGCTTCATGATCTCCTGATGGTCGACTTGCGAGCGGTGTGGCCAGCCCACGGGGAGCGGGCCGGTGACACATGGCGGCTACTTGGGAACATCGCTGGAAACGGACTTCGTGGGTTTAGCAAGACGAAGACCCGGATCGATTCGGCGTCGGGCGTGTCCGGCTGGCGCTGGCATGATCTTCGGCGAACCGCGCGCACCGGCCTGACCCGGTTGGGGGTGCCGCGCGATCATGCTGAGGCTGCGATCAACCACGTTTCCGACCGCAGTCAGCTTGAGCGGACCTATGATCGTCATGACTTTGCGCCCGAGGTGATCGCCGCGTTGCAACGCTGGCAGGCGCACGTCGCGGCCCTGGTCGCTGGAGAGGCCGGCGGCGCCGAAATCGTGCAGCTACGGCGGCAGGCTTGAGATCGTACGCTGTCCAGGCCGGCAGTTTCGAGCCGGCGGGCGGGCTCCTGGAAGCAACCGCCATTGCTACCCGGCTTTTGCCGCATAACGTGAAGAAGGAGCGAGTTACTCAGCTGGCGGCCGATCTGCACAGCATCGCAATTAATCTTCTCGTCGATTTGGCTGCAGACCAAACTTCGCCGACCCAGGCCGACGAGATCGCCAATCTGGCGGAGATCGTAAAGCACGCAAAGGCCTTGCGCCGTGCCTTGGGCCGTTTGACGGTCCCAGGTGCGATGATGCTGCATCTTGGACGCTGGCAGGGAGCGACTGACGATCGGACAGCATGTGAGCGAGATCTGAGCAATACCCAAGTTGCCTACGCGCTGGCGCAACCACAGTGGGGTAAAGGGCTTCCGCCTGGCGCGTTAGCTCATCCACTAGACCTAATCGCGCACGCGGCTGCGGATGCTGCCACCGGCTTCCGCACCGCGCGGGCAGGGCCGGGGCAGGGCAATCTGCATCGTAGGCTGAAGGGTGAGCCTAAGCGGCGCCTCGCCGAACTCTGCGCGTCTCAACTAGCTGCATGCCTCGAGCCAAGCGATGAGGCGTTCGACCGGAAGCGTAACCCCGCGGCGCTGCGTAATTTGGCGGCGCACATGTGGAAGCTAGCGACCGGGGAAGCCATCCGTCCTAGCATGTTCAGGTTCGTGGCGGAGACGGCGGCGAGCGAATTGCCTCAGAAATCTGGAATTCGCTCCGGCATCCGTCGCTGATGCTTGTGGCGACATCAAGACACATGTGGATATTAGGCAGCACCCCTTGACTAAGGACGGTGCTGATGAGCTCGAAATCCAAAGCGGCATCCGCTGTGCTCGCTCCTGCAGAGCGAGCACTGACTCCCCAAGAGACCGCTGATTTTCTGCAAATCAGCTTGCCGGCACTTTGGCGCGGGGTAGCCGCCGGCCGAATTCCACCACCGGCATATCCGCGGTCGCGCTGCCCCCGATGGTTGCCGAGCTGGTTGTATGAGGGGCTTGAGAGATCCCGCGCGCTCCCCTCCGAGCAGAAGGTCGCTCGCCGGGCGGCGAAGCTTTCCCAGGCTGCGGCGTAGAAACAGCCCCGCACGCGGTAGCGCACGGGGCTGTCGGATCGGCAAAGTCTTCGGCGGCACCGAGGAAATAACCCGATCTGGAGCTTTCGCGCAAGCGCCGCGTCCAACGAAGGACGCGAAAGTGACCGACCCCGCCTACATCTGTCTCGCCAAACCACAAATCCCGCCGCGGTTCCGAGACTACCCGCACCGGCTCGCGCTGCTGCCGGGCGGCATGACGCTCGAGAAGCTCGGTAGCGCGCCACACGTTTGCGGCTGCTTCTTGATCGACACTGGCTGCGGGAGTGCCACACTGAACGAGCCGGCCCTGGCCGGCTATCTGACCGCTCGCGTGCCGATCTTGCTCCACGCTCAGCGGCCCAAGGACCTCCGTCCGTTTCTGAAGCGCGCCGCCGTGTTCCGTGCGCGCGGCTTCGAACTGGTGCTTCTCCCGTGATACCGCTCCGCCTCCAGCGCGGAGCCGAATATCTTCATGGCCTCGGACCGCGCGCAACGGCTGAGTTCCTGGCCGAGATCGGGATCGCGGCGGGATGCTTGCCGCTGATCCTCGGCCGTTTGGCTGAGTACGAGCGCCGCCTCGATCCAGTAATACTGCGCCGGGTTGGCGGCGACCGATTCCCCTCGCGAGCGCTGTTGGCAGTGCCTGAATGACAGTCGCAACCATCTCCGCGCGCGACCTGGCATCACGCCTGAATCTGGCGAAGTATCCGCGCTCATGGCGAGGCCGCTGCCCGGCTTGCGATTACCCTGGAAATGTCTTTTCGGTCCGCGAAGCGAAGCTCGGCAGTCGACCACGGCTTTACTGTGCCAACGGCTGCGACCGGCAAGACCTCGACGATGCGATCTCCCGCGTCATCGCCGGTTGGAATGCGGCGTCGCCAACACCGGAGGATCAGCAACGGGCGATCGACGCGCGCGTTGCGAACAAGGAACGTGCGCTGAAGCTATGGGCCGCCAGCGAGGCAAGCGGACATGAGGCTTACCTCCGAGCGCGCGCCCTAACGAGGCTGGCATCATCGGCCGCACTTCGGTTCCGCCTGGACTGCTGGCATCCGGAAGGCGGCCGGCTGCCGGCGATGGTCGCGCTGGTGCAGGACGTAAGCGGAACGCCGATCGCCGTGCATCGCACCTATCTCCGCCGGGACTTCGCCGGCAAAGCCAACGTCGAGCCCGCAAAGGCCAGTCTCGGCCCTGTATGGGGCGGCGCTGTCAGGCTGCATGCCGAGGCGCCTGAATTGGTCATCGGCGAGGGCATCGAATCTTCGGCATCCGCCGGGCTGCTGATCGGCGTTCCGGCCTGGGCAGCGATGAGTGCCGGCAATCTGGCGAAGGGCCTCCAGTTGCCCGCCGCCGTCCGCAGCGTGGTCATCGCCGCCGATCCTGATGATGAAGGCGAACATGCAGCGTGTGCTGCTGCGCTCCGATGGCAAGCCGAGGGCAGGACGGTCCGCATCGCGCGCCCGAACGGGAGCGGCGACTTCAACGACGTGCTCAGGTGCCGTGCCGATGGATGATGCTGGGTTCACCATCTCATCGCCGGGAGAGGACACCGATCGACCGCCAGCGTTTACCGACGAAGCTCTGGCTCTCCGCTTCACCGCAGACCACGGCAGAGCGCTCCGCTACGTGGCGACATGGGGGAAATGGCTGATTTGGGACGGCTCTGTCTGGCGCTTCGACCAAACGCTCCAGGCTTTCGATTTGGCCCGCGCTGTCTGCCGAAAGGCCAGTTCCGAATGTAACAAGGCAAAGATCTCGGCCGTCATCGCCAGCGCAAAGACAGTAGCGGCCGTCGAGCGGCTTGCTAAGGCCGACCGCAAACATGCTGCGACGGTGGACCAATGGGATGCAGACCCTTGGCTGCTGAATACGCCGCAGGCAGTCATTGATCTCCGGACGGGCAAGCGGCGAGCGCACTGTCCTGACGACTACATGACCAAAATCACCTCAGTCTCACCCGGCGGCGACTGCCCGCAATGGCACGCCTTCCTGGCGCGGATCACTGGCGACGACGGCGAGTTGATCGACTTCCTGCAGCGTGTTGCCGGCTACTGCCTTAGCGGCATCACGCGCGAACACGCCATGTTTTTTGGTTACGGAACCGGCGCCAATGGCAAGGGCACCTTTTTGAACACGCTAACCGGCATACTGGCGTCGTACGGCACCGTCGCGCCGGTGGAGACCTTCACGGCATCCGCCGGCGATAGACACCCGACCGATCTTGCCATGCTCCGTGGCGCCCGATTGGTAACTGCGCAAGAAACCGAGGAAGGGCGCCGCTGGGCGGAGAGCCGGATCAAGTCGCTCACCGGCGGCGATCCGATCACGGCCCGATTCATGCGGCAGGACTTCTTCACCTTTACGCCGCTGTTCAAGCTGTTCATCGCCGGCAACCACAAGCCCGGACTCCGCGGTGTCGACGAAGCCATCGCAAGGCGGCTCAACCTGGTCCCCTTCACCATCACCATTCCCGCCAGCGAACGCGACCTGCAGCTCGGCGAGAAGTTGCGCGAGGAATGGCCCGGCATCCTGGCGTGGGCCATTGAAGGCTGTTTGCACTGGCAGCGGTCAGGACTGCGACCGCCAGCCGCGGTGACAGCCGCGACTGCGGAATATCTCGATGCCGAAGACGCGCTCGGTCAGTGGATCCGCGAGGCGTGCATGGCCCAGCCCGATAACTACGACACCACGGCGAATTTGTTCGCGAGCTGGAAGAGTTGGGCTGAGGCAGCCGGCGAGGCGGCGGGATCGCAAAAGCGGTTCAGTCAGGCGCTCGACAAACGCGGGTTCAAGCATCGACGCCAAAGCGGGACTGGTCGCTCGGGCTACGATGGCTTGGCCGTCAAGCCGCGGGGAGCTTGGCTGTGAAGGATGTGAAGGGAAATCCGTATATCGGCGTATACGCGCGCGCGCGTAACGGTGATTACCAGATCTTCCCTCACATCCTTCACAGCGCCTCACCGGCTTGGTTGTGCCGCCCCGAGCAACGGGGCATTCCGTCCTATCCGCACGTCTCGGACTGTCCAGATCATGAGACAACCCCCATAGCGGGTCTCAAAGGTTGGGACCTCCCGGCGCTTGACCGCGTTGGGACCTTATTTTTTCGCGTGCGAAACCGCAGAAGAAAGGTGTTTGTAGGAAAATGAGCAGGCCCAGATTGCCGACGGCCGTGAAAAAGCTGCGCGGCACGCTCCAGCCCAGCCGCCTCAACCGCGCGGAGCCAAAGCCGGAACCGGGCATTCCGGATCCGCCACCCGGTCTGAGCGAAGCAGCGCTAGCGATCTGGCCGGCCATCGCTGCCGCGCTTGGCGGGATGCGCGTCGTGGCGAAGTCGGATGCGATCGCGCTGGCTGGATTGTGCGAGTGCCTAGGCGAAATCGCAGCAGCCCGCGCGGCGCTGGCGCGGCCGGTGAAGGTCGGCCGGCGCGTTATCGCGAAGGCGGGCGCGCGGACATACGCTACAACTTCGCGCACTGGCGCGGTGATGCTACGCGCCAGGCCCGAGGTCGCGATGGTCTCCGACGCGGACCGGCGGCTTCAGGCTTGGCTGACGAAATTCGGCCTATCGCCGGCGGACCGGTCCCGAGTTTCGGCTGCCGGGCTGCCTGCTGCGGATAATCGATTCGCCAAATACGGGCGGCCCAAGGATGCCTTCGACACTTACCTGGCGGATGATCCGACAGGATCGGTTAGCGACTTCGACGCCTTCCTCGCGCGAAAGCCTCGGCCGGACGTGCCGCCCCAATGATTGCACCGGAGCCACCCGACCACGTCGAAGGCGTACTTGAGCGCGCGGCGTGGGTGAACGCGTACGGGATCGCCGCCAGCCGCGCCGACTGGGATGCAGGGTTCGAATCGGGGCTGGCAATGCTGGCGAACACTGCCGCGCAGTACGTGCGGCTCGTCCGCGAAGGCGCTGAGCGGGACGGGCAGCCGGTTGCCGAGGAGCTGCGGGAAACCGCCGACCAGTGGCGCCGAATCACGCGGGAATGGATGGCGGAGTATCTGCTCATCGAAAAGGTCGAGATTTCCGGCGGCACGCTTCGCGCTGACGGTCTGGACGCTGATATCGCCGCACTTTGCGACGTGCCGATGGTGCAATGACCGACATGTCCGACATGTCTGAGAACCTGCACTGTGCCGAGCTTTCGCCGGCGGAGCGGGGGCGCTTAATCAAGGAATGGATGGAGAGGACGGGGGCAAGCGAAGTTTCCGGCGACATCCGCCAGAAACTCAGCAATCGCGGCCGCGCAGGAGAAGGAAGGCCAGAGGGTGGAGTGGCGAAGGTTGCGCGTGATCTTAATCTCCCGCGTTCGACAGTGCGGGATGCTCTGAAAGCCGCCAGCGAGCCGATGCCTGTGGCCCCCAGACCATCCGTCCCGGTTCCATCTCCGCGCGAGCCGCAGAATGATGTCGAGGTTATGAACAAGCAGGAAACCAAGCGAGCGGCATGACCGGCGCCGTCGCCATTGTCGGTCGGGTTCACCGCGCCCTGGCGTTGCTGCGCGCGTCTGACAACGCGGATGCGGCCTGGTTGGCCGAGGCATTGGCGACGTGGCTCGCTGGCGCGCCCTGGGAGGGTGCGGCAGGATTGGCCGAAGGATGGCGCGCCCTGGTACACCAGCAGGCCCAGGATGCCGCCATGGCCGGGCTGACAGCGGCGTTGCCACCGGGATCAGCACGGTCGACGGCGGCGGAGATCGAACGACGGCTGGCGCGTTATCAGGCCGGCCGCTGGCGCCAGGATCGGGCTGCAGGGCGACGGCCGGCGGGTATCGATGGTCTGCTGCACGATTATCTGCTCGCCGATGGTGCGCTGAGCGCTGAGCGCATCCGGCGCCGGCTTGCCTGGGTCACCAGGAGCCGCGCAATGACCCAAAATGCGGCGTAGCGGTGGGGAATGAGCAATCGTCCACGCCAGACCGTTCCCGAACTCGTCGTCCCGCCACTCGCCGAGGATCCCGAGTCCGTGCGCATTGCGACGTTGCGCCGCTCGCTCCTCGCCGCCCGCGACGATCGTCAACGCGCGCTCGACCTTCTCGCGATCGAGGCCGAGCTGGCGCGGCCTTCCGGCGGCAGTGCGCGCGGGCCGCGCAGCGAAATGTTGCGCAACCGCGCCGCCCAACTGCGGACCACTGCCCCAAAGCCGGCGCCCGAGCCAGCGCCCGCTGCAGACGGCTTGCCGCCTCAGATCACGCGGGCCATCGCGCTGCTGCAGGGCGATGCCGTCGCGCCGCCCCCCGATCGCGCCGAGCGGATCAAGCGGTTGCGCGAGGAGTTGGCAGTGATCGAGCCGGCGCTCGGGGCTGTCGAAGCGATGCTGGATGACATACGCGCCGACCGCTCCCGAGCCGTCGCGGAACAACTTCGGCCGGCGCAGGGGCAAATTCTGCGAACCATCGCCGAGGCGGCAACGGCCCTGTCCGCAGCTATGGATGCAGAACGGCGGTTCCGGGCCGAGTTCTTGATGGCCGGGTACAGCGAGCAACCAGACATCCTTCCGGCGCCGCTGCTTCCCGGTGCCGCCCGCATCGGAAGCCGGTCGGAATACGACTCCGAAATCAATCGTTTCATACGCTTCTTGACCGAGCGAGGCATGCTGTGACGCATCCGCGGATCGCCCGCAGGCGCCTCGAGGTTGCAATGGCAGCGGCCTGGGCGGCAAAGTAACGTCTCGCCGCTGCGCGCGAGATGCATCGACTGCTCGCGAGCGAGATCGCCCGCGCCGAAACGGAAAGCCGGCGGGACCCGTCGAGCGAAACACGAAAGAAGGTTCATGTCTGAGATTTTCGACACCTGGCGCGCAGAGATCGTCGCCGAACTGGATGCCGCCCGCGTGGCTCTGGCGACCGATCAAGCAGCGTTGACGGCAGCCGAGGGGAATGTCGTCACCGCGAAGCAGGAACGCCGCGCCCTTGCGGACGCCATCGCCAAGCTGGGCCCAAACCCGACGATCGCGAGTTCCCTGCATTGGCGTGTAGTCGAGCACGAGGCCAAGCTGCGCCAGGTCGACGCCGCCGTCGTCGCGGCCAGGAACGGCGTGAAGACCAGCCACGCGAAAATCAAGGACTATGAGGAAGCACTCGAGCAGCTTGATCGGATTGCGCCGCCCGCATCCGCTCCCGAAGTCGAGGATGTCGCAGCTTAATCTCCACCGAAACGGTGCCTGCGCGATCGGCGCGGCATCGCCAGTCGGCCGCCGGTGGCACAGCAGCGCCGGCGGCCGGCGCCCTCTTCAACAGGACGCCAAATGAACCTGATCGGCCAGGACGACTTCCGCGCAGCACTCCGCAACGGCACCGTCCGCGGTTCGGGCGTCACCCACCCGGCTAGGGTTGTTCGAGCGCAGGACGACGGAAGCCGCGTTGTCCGCTTCGTTTTCTCGGATGGCAGCGTTGATCGCATGGGCGATACGATCGATCCCAACGGTTGGGATTTGACAGCCTACAAACGGTCGCCCGTCGTTCTGTTCGCCCACGACAGCAGCGCTCCCCCCATCGGCCGCACGGTATCGGTCTGGAGCGATGGCACGCGCCTGCTTGGCGATATCGAATTCGCACCCCCCGAAATCTACGAGTTTGCTGAGACGATCTACCGCTTGATTGTCGGCGGATACTTGCGCTCAGGAAGTGTCGGCTTCCAACCGATAGAGTACGAATGGGCCGACGACGATGAACGCCCCTACGGCATCAACTTCAAACGGCAAGAACTTTGTGAATTTTCCATTGTGCCGGTGCCGGCAAACGTCAACGCACTGACCGAGGCGCGTGCCAAGGGGCTTCTGTCCAAGGGAGACTTCATTCGACTGCGGCGCAGGTTAGTTCGGCGAGACGATGATGCTACGCCAGCCGGCAACTGCGGCCGCCCAGTGGGCGATGAATGCGGCATGAAGGATCCCGCGGAGTGCAGCATTCACGGCTTCGGAAGCGCGGGTACGGGCACCGACGATGAAGCCGAATCCCGCCGCCTTCGCGCCCGCGTTGCCCGCGCCCGTCTCGCGCGGCCGCTGCGGCTTGCCGCCGGCGAGGAGGCCGCCCAGACCCGCGCCGATCGCCGCGCCCGCGCTGCCACACTACGCGGGCTGCACCGGCGCCAGCCCGATCCGCGAGTTGTAGCAAGGCAAGCAGCCTTTCGGCTCGGGTGGTGGTAACGAAAGATGAGCGGCATCTTTTTACCCCCGACGACGGGCATCGGCACGACCGACGCGGTGCTGCGGATCGGCTCGACGGCGTACACCGGCTGGAAAACCGTCTCGATCACGCGGTCGGCTGAACTGTTCCCGAATAGTTTCATCTTTACCGGGAGCGACCCGGCGCCGGACGATCCGAGTCAGATCATCGCGGAGCCAGGGACGCCTTGCCAGGTTCTGTGCGGTCAAGATGTCGTTGTCACCGGCTATATCGACCGGTTTGGCATCACCATCGGCCCGCGTCAGCACGACGTGTATGTGACGGGCCGTGGTCTCTGCCAAGACCTGACGGATTGCTCCGCCGACCTGACGAGTCCGGCCTGCAAAATCGTGGGCGGCAGCATCAGCGCTGTGAGTACGCTCGATCTCGCGCAACGCCTCGCGGCGTCGTTCAATATCACATGCCGGAGCGCAGTCTCCGACCTCGGGGTGCCGATTCCGGCTTTTCAGGTCACGCCGGGTGAAACGCCATACGAGATCATCGAAACCGCCGCGCGATACTCGGCTTTTCTGATCACCGAAGATGAGCACGGCGCGCTTGTGCTAGACCGCGTCGGCACCTCGAAGATGACCGGCGGGATCACGACGCCCGGCAACGTCGAGGGGGCGCAGACAGAGCGTGCGATCGATCTCCGCTATTCCGACTACGTCGTCTACTGGAATACGCTTGATCAGATCATGGACGGCGGAGGACCGATCCAGGCGATTGCCGACATCAAAGATCCAACGGTCAAACGCTTCCGGCCCTACATCATTCGTTCTGAGCAGATCCAAGGCACAGATCCGATCGCTGTTGGAAAGCAGCGTGCGAACTGGGAAATGGCGCGCCGCCTTGGGCGCTCGCAAAGCGTAACGGCGACGGTGGACAGCTGGCGTGACAGTGCCGGCGAGCTTTGGCGCCCGAACGCTCTGGCGACGATCAATGCGCCGCAACTGAAGCTGGTCAATCAGGAATGGGTGATCGTCACCGTCACATTCCGGAAGGATCTGACCGGCACGCATGCCGAGCTCGTGCTGATGCCGCCTCGCGCGCTCGATCCGCAACCGAACCCGCTGGTGCTTTTTGATCCGGAACTGACATCGCCGCGGCCATCATCGCAGAACCCTGGACCGGGCTGATCGGGAGCTCTCGCAATGGCGACTAAAACGGCCGGTTTCTCGGTCTCCATCAGCGCCGTCGATCAGGCCTCGGCAACGCTCGATCGCGTCAACAAGCGGATCGCGGCGCTTTCCGCGCCCGCCGAGCGCTTCAATCGGGCGCTCTCGAAATTCGGTGATGTGACAGGGGTCAGCCGCGTCACGGAGGGTATGGGGGCACTGGCGCACAACGCGCTGGATGCCTTCCGCGCGGTGGACCGTATTTCCGGGCCGCTCGCGGCGATCACAGGCGTTGGATCAGTCGCTGGCATGACTGCCCTGGTGAATAAGTGGGCCGATCTCGGCACCCAAGTTGCGCAGACCTCCTACCGGCTCAATGCCTCGCCGGCCGCGCTATCCCGCCTAGAGAGGGCGGGCTCACTCGCCGGCGCGTCGGTTCGGGACGTGGACGAGGGGCTGCAGGGGCTCCAGCGCTCGCTCGCAAATGCGAGCTATCACGGCGATGTCGTCGCGATCCGGACCTTTGAGCAGCTTGGCATCGCCTACAAGGATGCCTCCGGCCATGCCCGCAACGCCGCGGATGTTATCGGTGAGGTCGCCGACGCGACGCAGCGCCAGCAAGGGGGCACCGCTCAAGCGCACCTCCTCGAGCGGCTCGGTATGCCTGCCAACCTCGTCTCATTGCTTAAGAACGGCCGGAAGGGGCTCGAGGAGTTCGAGGCCAAGGCAGACTCGCTCGGCGGCACGCTGACCGACGAGATGGCGAAGAATGCCGACAAAACGCGGCAGTCGTTCGAAGCGTTGTCCGAGGCCGTCGAAGGCGTCGGCAACCGGCTAGCGAACCGCCTGTCGCCGACCGTGACGAAGTACATGGACCTGGCGTCCGACTGGATCGCGAAGAACAAAGAGACAGCGGACTCCGTCGGCGAAATCGCGACGAAGGCGGGGCTCGCAGGGGCCGGCATCTTCGGCCTGGGGCGCCTGTTCGGCTGGAGCGCACTCGGTGCGGCGGCGACAAGCCCGCTCGGCGCCGGGGCGGTTATTGCCGGCGCTGGCGCGGCAGCCGGCGCCATGAATATGCCGATGGTCGACGATTTCGGCCGCGTGACCGGGAACTGGGGCGGCCGCAGCGAGGAGGGCAACCCGGCGTTCGCGAGCGGCCGCCTGCCATCGATCTTCCGCGGCAGGCCCTCTCTGCTGCGCAACGACGACCAGGCTCGCGTGGCCCGAGTGCGCGACCGCCTTGCCTCCGATCTCGGCATCACGAAGGAACAGTCCGCCGGCATCGTCAGCAACCTCTACGCCGAGTCCGGCCTGCGGGGTGTCAACGAGGCGAATCCTGCGCCGGGCACCCGCGGCGGCTTCGGCTGGGCGCAGTGGACCGGATCGCGGCGAGCGGAATATGAGCGGTGGGCATCGCTACACGGCCTGGATCCGGCGAGCGACGAGGCGAACTATCAGTATCTCGTCGGCGATCTGAGGGGGCGGCATTCCCGCATCCTGCAGGATGTTCGGAACGCGCCGAACGCGACAGCCGCAGCCGGGGCTTTCTTCCCGTGTGAGAGCGGCGGCGACGCCGCGCTGACGCGGGACCATCTCGCCGACCATGTCGGCAACGCGGATCGCATCGCCGGACTGCCCGCTCAGGCCGCCTCGGCGCACCTGACCGTGAAGTTTGAGAATGCGCCTCCGGGCACGACGGCGCGGATCGAGACCAGGGGGCCGCTCACCGCGTCCGCGCCGCGGATCGAAACGCCGCTAGCGATGGCGCGGTGATGGATTGGGAAGGCCGCCTTCGCGCGCTGGAGCGTCACGTTGCTGCCCTGGAGCGGCGCTACAACCCGCTCAGCATGGCCCGCTCGACGGTGGTGCCGAACGACGGCGGCAACGTGCAGACCGTGCAGGGGAAGCTCGACGCGCTATCGACGCGCGACGCGATGCCGGTGCTGTTTCAGTACGGCTTCTCCTGCTCGATGCCGGTCGATACGGACAAGCTCGTGGCGTTCATCGATGGCGATCGCTCGAAAGCTGTCGTCTTCGCCAGCAACAACCAGACCTACCGGATCAAGGGCCTCGCGACCGGCGAAGTCGCGCTCTACGACATGCGCGGCCGCTTCATAAAGCTCGGGGCGTCACAGATCACCGTGCAGGCCAACGGCGCGCCGGTCGAGGTCGATGGCGCGACGACGGTCACCGTGAACGCGAGCACGAAGATCCGGTTCGTGACGCCGCGCCTCGAAGTCACCGGCGACATCATCGATCATTGCGATACCCAGCCGCACACGATGGCGGACGAGCGGTCGATCTACAACACGCACACCCATGACCAGACGCCCGATAGCCATGGCGACGCCGAGCAGCCGACCGAAGTCCCGAATCAGCTGATGTAGCCATGGGCGGAGGAACCCTTTGACGGCTCGTGACCGCTTCCGGTTAGTTCTTCTTTGTCGGCTGGCTCTGCTCTCTCTTATTGCAATCTTCTCGTGCCATATGGGGGGAATCAATATCCAGCCCGTGTGCAGACTCGGAAAAATGCAGGTGCACGCAGTAGCTCACGGAGTATGTGATGCCAAAAATGTCGTTGTATTGGAGCCATCCCCACAGGATTGGCACGGCCTTCATCGCCTTCGTATCTTGAGCTGTCTGGCGCGGGATTTCGTCCGTTGTGAACGTGAATGCTTGGTTTGGAATGACCGTGGAGGCGGCACGAATATCGATTCTATTGCGGGGCTTATTGAAGTCGAATTGCTGCATTTGACGAGCGAGGCCGGCCGGCTGGTCGTCGCGCAGGATTTCAAAATCCTTCCATCCACTGATGATCGTCGCATTGGTCTTTCCGACGTTCGTCCAGGTGGCGGTCTCTCCCCATCCGGATGGCGTTTCGTTCGGGATCAATTTCAAATCCATTTGCGCGGCAAGCTCAGCCTTCTGGATTGCCGATGTTTGTTGCATTTCAACCAATTGTTGCCGGATGACGGTCAGCTGCCCGTCGGAAATCGAACAATAGGTCACGGTGGCAATTGCTATGACGATCGTGGCCAGTACATTGGGGACAGCGGTCAGCAGAGAAATAACATTTTCCCATCTTCGGCCTTCCGCCTTCCCGGCGGCCTCATGTGGCTCGCAGGGATCATTGCTGCTCTGACCGGAGGCGTCATTTTCCTGTGGGGTTACTTGCGTCGGAGAGCCTTTGTTCTGGGCCTGGGTGTTGCTTTGGCCCTTGCGGGGGTGCTTGCCGTGGGAACGGGAGCCCGGCTTATGGTTTCGCACGCGCCGACTGCTCCTGTATCCACGGCGGCTCCTGTCGAGCAAACGACCGAGGCGCGCTTTTTGAGCCTATAGCCGACATCTCATCACACGATTTCGCAACGAAAGAAGCTTGACGGCAAGCCTCGGCCTGGCGCAGGGTCCGCGGCGGAGCTTGAAATCTCCGTCATCCAGAGCGGCTGTCGCAACGTGATCGCGACAATCGCGAACATCCGGGGGCTACACGTGCATGTCCAAGGCGCGAGCCTAAAGACGTGTGGGCCCGACTCTGGCCGGGATTTCAACCCCCGGAGCCGCGCGGCTTGAAATCCGCACGTGCTCGGGTAACGACTAGCCAGAGGAGCCTCGCATGGCCACGCCACGCGACCGAGGGCGCACGCGCGCCGAGACTGAGACGGACATCCTCCCCCGCGCAGAGGTTGCCGAGACGATTGGCCGACTTCGCGCCATCGCGGCCGAGGCCGGCGACCACCTTCTGCTTGGCGACAGGCCTCCGCATCCCGACCACAAGCTTCTCGATCTATGCGCCGATGCGCTTCATTGGCGGCGGAAGCACGACGAAGCCGGGAGGGCATTTCAAGCGGCTCGGAACACAGCCTTCGCGGCTTGCACCGCTGAGGGCCGCAATTTCACGAATGCCGAGAACGCGACTTGCGACGCGGCGCAGGCCACCTCGGCCGCCCACGAGAAATCCATGCTGCGTATCCTCTTCGAGGCAAAGCAGCTCCGCGCGACAACGCCGGCCGGCATCTATGCCAAGGCGCTCATTGTCCGGTCGACGAAGACCGGCGCCGCGCAGATGGCGATGTCCCTCGCCGACGACCTCATCGCCTGCCCCGGTCTGCGCGAGAGCCTTTGGCCGGCTGCCCTGGAGGTTGTGTGATGTCGCAGACCTCCCGCCGCGCCTTCCTGTCCGCTGCTGCTTCGGCACCGATCGCCGCCCTGCCGGTCGCAGCGTCGGCTAAGCCGGTGCCGATCGGCATCCCGCTCACCTCACCCGAGGACGCGGAGCTGATCGCCGCATGCGAGCGGCACTCCGCCAACCTGGATGCCTACGAGGCCAGCACGGACCTCCGGGACAGTGATGAGCATCCGCTGTGGCACGCCTACAAGGCGACGCGAGACTTCATCGAGAACGCGGAGCCGCAGTCCCTCGTCGGGATGCTGGCGAAAGCTCGGGCCGCGAAGTACGAGGCGCGGCACGCCTATCGCGACGGCCGGGAGGCCTGGGAGGAATACGCACTTGCAGCGCGGTGGGCCGGGCATCTTGTGAACGACCTGCTGCGGCTGGGTAGCCACGTCGTGCCGGCCGCTTGGTCTGCCAAAGCCGTCTCGGTCGCCGCCGGCTCCCACCCCGATGCCGAATTGCTCCGGCTCTGCACCGAACTGGCGGCGTGCTGGACCGAACTTGACCATCTCCAGGCTCAGAAGGCTTCGGACGGCGAGTGGAACGTCGCAATGGATCGCTGGGTCAATCTCGTCGAACAGATCACCGACACCCCGGCCCGGTCGCCAGAAGGGCTGCGCGCCAAGGCCAATGCGGCGCGGTGCGTGCTCAAGAAGCACAAGTTCGGGGGCAGCGGGCCGATTAAGGTCGACATCGCGGCCTGCGAGGAAGACCTCCTCAGCTGGTCGCTGATCCACGATTTGCTCGGGGAGGAGCCGCAGTGGTCATGAACGCCCGCTTCCGCGCTCCGGGCGACCCGCTGCCCACGAAACCGCCAAAATTCCCGCACATGCCGCCGCCGAACTCGCCCCCGAGAACGAAGCTGCGGGCCGACGTGCGGCGGGCTATCGCGGCCGCGATCGCCTCGGCGGAGGCGCGTGTCAAGCCGCAGGACTGACGCCGCCCGGGGTCCGGACCTGTCAACCCAAGCACCGCCGCGGTAGGGGCCGCGGCGGACGGAACGTGCCGATGAACGCCTTCAATGCGGCGAGCCTCGTGGAACAGCGCGGGCTCGCCATTCTCTTGCCCTGGCTGGAAGAGCGCGCCCACCAGGGCCGCATCGTCTCGACCGCCCGCGGTACGCTCGCCCGTGTCCTGCAGGCCGATTTCGGCGATTACCTGATCAACACCGAGGCCGGTTCGGTCTGGGCCGTCGAAGTGAAGGTGGAGGAGCGGTGGACCGGCAACCTGTTCCTCGAGACTTGGTCAAATCGGAACCTCGAAGATCGCGTCTCGCACGCCGAACACGGATCAGCGCCGGGCTGGTTGCTGCGGATCCGGGCCGATGCGTTGCTCTACTACTTCCTCGATACCGATGATCTCGTGACGGTGCCTGTATTCCGGCTCAAGCAATGGGCGTTTGGCTCTGGTGAAGAAGGCGGCATCTACCGCTTCCCTGAACGGCGCCAGGGCCGCTACGCGCAGGCGAACGACAGCTGGGGCCGGTGCGTGCCCGTCGACGTGCTGGAGCGGGAGGTTGGGGCGAAGAGGGCGAAGGTGAGGCAAGGAACGCTGTTTGAGTGA